GGGAATGTCAGGAGACTCGGAGAGCGGCACGGCCACTGGCTCTACGGCTGGTGTGGCGGCTGTCTCGGCCTCGGTTTTCTTTGGTTCAAAGTAGAGCTTGAAATACTTTTCGCCTGTGTCGCGGCTTAGAGAGCCATCAAATCTGATTCGTTTTTCGTTCATGCCAGTTTTTCCAGATCGGCGGCTCGATACCAGGCGCGGCAGCCACGCTTGCGCAGTGGACGCAGGATGCCTAATTCAATGAGTTTGGTGACTTGCTTGGCGCTCACCCCAAGGCGGGCCATGACATCGCGGCGGCGGAGTAGTTTCATGAGAAATTCATTATAGGGGGTGGGTGTCAATAGGTGCCTCCTGGGCGGGCTCGCAGCATGGCAGGATCTTCGTAGCCGACGCCGCTGAGGGCGATGTAACGGAGGATATCGACCCAATCTTTGGTCGCGCCTTTCTTACCATCAGCGCCGGTCCATGTTTTGAGCGCGTAGATGAGGTTCTGGCAGCGTTCACTGATGTAAAGGCGCGGGGAGTTGAGGGCATCGACCGGTTGCTCTTCGTTGTAGGAAAGCCAGTCGTTGATGACAGTAACGCCTTCGACGATGGCTTGCCCACTGGTAGCGCGGAAGTCCATGTCGATGCGCTCGGAGCATTGCTCGATGAGGGTGCGCACGCCTTCATGCGTCATGGTGGGCGTGTTGCCATAGCGGCTATCCATCCACCGCTCGGCGACTTCGGCGGAGTCTGCTTTCTCAGCGGCTTCAATGATGCGCTTGTAGTCGTCGAACCCAAAACCGGCACAGGCTTTTTGTGCGGGACCAGGGCGGCCGTCTTGCAGTTTGCCATCCGCCTCGGCCCACGGGCCGGGGTATCCGACGCCTTCAATGTAGTCGAGCTGGTCGGGCCACTCGCGGTAAATCCACGCCCGGCCATCCGGCGTAAATCGGGTCCACAACATCGCCCATGTTTTCCCTTCGCCTGGATCGACGAAATGAAAGACGGTGCCATCCCTCGGCACCTTGTCGGCAGGCACCACATGCACGCCGTCGCGGAATTTTGGAAACATGGACATCTTTGCCTTGGTCGGCACGCCATAGGCACGCATGAGAATGCGCTCGCGGTTGCTCCCGCGCAGCTCGGTTTCCATTGCTTCGGGGTTGCCGTAGGGGTTGTCCGAGGTGTGGAAATAAACCACTCGCGCCTTTTCCCTGGTGCATTGTTGGATGCGCGGCACTTGCTCCAAGCCGATCAAGTTGCCATCGCGGTAGCGCGGAAGGAGCGGGGCATCGACTTCCTCGATGGTCTTGGCCCCGTCGAGGTATTCCTTCACAGTGGTTGTGTAGCCTTCGATGGGGGTAAAGCCAATGCCGAGCTCACCATCGCGGGTGAGCAAACGGAAGCGCAGCGCCTCGATCCAATCGGGGGTTACCAGTTCGTCGGCCCAGCAGAAGTCTAATTCTGAGCCTTCGATGGAGGTGACATCCATGGAGTAGAATTTGAACCAACACTGCGAGCCATTTGGCAGCACCAGCGAGTTTTCGGTAAATCCGCCTTTCTGCGAGTAGGTGATGTTTGCCACGCTGCCTTTTTTGAGTTTGCCACTCCCGGCCGGCCGCCATTCGTGGGGGAGGTATTCCCAGATGTAAGGCTGCTGGGATTGGATCGACGCGGCCTCGGTGGATTGGAGGCACCACACCTTTGCGCCGGGCTTGTTGACGAGGTGTTGCATGGCCCGCCGCGCATAGTAGCGCGACTTGCCGGAGCGATTGCCGCCGAGGATGAGAAGTTCCGTGACGCCTTTGGGGAATTTTTCCCGCAGCCCCGTGAATGCCGCATCCGCCCGCGCCCAAGCGGGATTCTCCCACCCGTAGCGCCACGGATCCTCCACCATGCGGGCGATCTGCTCCTCGCGTTCGCGGTGGATGGCGAGCAACTGCGACTCAGTGGCTCCCAAGCGCTGGCCGCGATACTGCACCACAAAGGTGCCGTCGGGACGGCGGCCTTCGATGACGATCTCCGGGATGACTGGGCTTTTGCTCTGAGGGATCATGGGCGCTTCAGAAGAGGTTGCAAAATTTTCGCCTTCGTTTTGTAGCCAAGCCGCACGCAAGTTTCGTGAGCTTGACGCAAAACAGCGCCATCAGGATAAACGCCCGTGATGCGAAAATACTTGGTTTGAGCTCGCAAATCATCAGCGGATGTATGCACCAGACAATCTACTTCTTTCATTTTGCGGCTCTCTTGACTTCATCTTCATGCAGGCTCAACCAGGCAACAGCCTTGCCCGCATCGCCGACATCATCGACCGTGACGCACAGATCGGAGATGACCCCGGCGTCTTGCAGAAGATTTAGCGCATGGGTGGCGTCGATGCGGCGGTGGGCAATGTAGTCGCGGAGGGAGTTCACAATTCGCTTTCAAAAGCCCGCGCCTTCACGATCAACCGCCTGGCATTTTCCATGAGGTCGTAGAAAACCTCCTGCTCCCCGAGGTCTCGGCTGTATTCCGGTGGCTTGGCGTAGGTGAGGACGGCGCGGAGGTTTGCCGCCAGGTCGGTGGCGAGCTTGCAACAATGCGCAGCGCCTGGGTGGTCCTGCCATTCGCGGTGGCAGGCAGGGCAGGATATGGCTGAATCTGAGATGATTGACATTTGTTTTATGGGTGTGTTGAGGGTTGTTGTGCGCGTATCCGCCGCGCCCCGGCTCTGAGTCCGTGGTTTGTGGAGACCCTTCAGAGACAGGTCGTTAAACTTGAGCCATCCGCAAATATTCCGTTCAGACTTCGGCCGCCTTGCGTGACTCTCACCGACTGGCACTCACGGCTTACCGAGTCTCTCATTTCAAAAGACCAAGCTCGATGCGGTGTATCTCGCTCTCGATCTCGGCCAGCATCGCCCATTGCTCGCGGGTGTAACTGTGATTAAAAGGGAAAATGCACTTGGAAAATTTTCCGTTCTCAAAGATAATCACCACTTTATACAAAGTGTCCGGACACTTTGAAGAGGTTCGATTTGAGGTGAGCTCGAAGTGGTATTCGGTCTTGGTGCAGGTGGATGTGTGGTTGATGGTCATGGGTTTATTTCTGCCTTTCGCTTTGATTGTTGCTGTAGGCTTTCTCGGTCACATTGTGGAAGGTGGTTTGTTGGCCGACAAAGTTGAGTTTGATCTCGGGCGTGGGGCCGTTTCGCTGCTTGGCAACGATGAGCAAGGTGTTGTGCTCCATGGGCTCTTCGTCATCGCCGCGTTTTTTGTTTTTATCCAGGCGATGGATGAGGAGCACGGTGTCGGCGTCTTGCTCGATGCTGCCGGACTCGCGGAGGTTGGAGAGCTTGGGCTTGCTGCCTTCGTCGGCGTCGCGGTTCAGCTGTGCCAGCGCGATGATGGGGAGGTTGAGCTCCTTGGCGACGGTCTTGATGGCTTTGCTGATCTCGCTGACTTCCAGCGCTCGGCTCTCATTGGCCCGCTTGGACGATCCGTGCATGAATTGCAGGTAATCAACGACGATGAGGCCGAGGCCGTGGGCGGTCTTTGCCCGGCGGGCGCGGCTGCGGAACTGCGCGACGGTGAGGCCGGGCGTGTCGTCGAGGTAGAGAGGTGCCTTCGTGAGGCGGGTGGCGGAGGAGGATACGGCGTTGAGGTCTTGGGACTTGAAAAATCCGTCGCGCACGCGCTGGAGATCGACACCGGCCTCGGAGCAGATGGCGCGGACCATGAGCTCGGTGCTGGGCATTTCGACCGAGAAGACGAGCGTGGGCACATTGCTGGCAAGCGCGGCGTGCAGGGCTATCTGCATGCCGAGGGCGCTCTTGCCACAGGCGGGGCGGGCGGCGATGACGATCATCTGCCCGCCGAGGAATCCGCTGGTGGAGCGGTCCAGATCGTAGATGCCGGTGGCGAGGCCGACGGTCTCGCCGCGATTGCGGTGGACTTTTTCGATATGGTCCACGGCGGCCATTACAGCCGTTTTACAGTGCGCGACGGGGTTTTCCCTTGTTGTGTGGTCTCGGAGGGCGTAGAGGGCCTGCTCGCAGCGTTCTTGCGCATCCTCTGTGGTGAGTGCGGGGTCGCTGGCAGCCTCGGCCATGGCGATGGCGGCTTGGCGCATGGCACGGCGTTTCCACACATCCAGCACTTCGGCGGCGTAGTAGCGCCAGTTTAGCGTGATGGAAAGCTCTTGGACAAGTTCCGTGACATAGGCGTGGCCCCCGACCTCCTCGAGCAGGCCGAGCTTGTCGAGCTCAGTGGTGAGGAGGATGAGGTCTACCGGCCGAGCAGACTGCCGCATGGAGGCGATGGCGGACATGATGCTCTGGTGCGCTGGCAGGACAAACTGCTCCGGCGTGAGCGCCTCGAG